ATAACTTTTGCGCATAACTTTGTGCATTTGTGCTTGTAAAAATATATTTAGCCTGTATTGTTTCTATTTTATTTGTGTTAGAATTACTTGTTGCAATTTCTTTTCCTGCAGACTCTTCGTATACAATATTATTACCTATAATATCTAGCTTGTATATGTTTTTCATTGTGCCTGACGTATTTTGTATTGATAATTTTACTCTATTGCCTTCTAGTGTGTTTCCTAAAACACTAATTCCAGAATCGGCATTTATATCTAAAGTGTGGCTAGACAATGCAATAATTTTATTGCTGTTATACGATAGATCAGCATATATGTATTGCTGTCCTCCCAAATATGCCCCAGCGGCTAATTGAATATAACACTTATATATACCCTGCGCATTTGTTGTATCGCTAAACACAATGCCGCTTGTAGCTGTTTTTTGCTGCTTGTATTCAACCTCAATGCGTTCTTTGTCCTGCTCCTTCTTGTTAAGTTCAATAGCGTCTAATGTATTAGAATCGTCAAATGTTTCTGTAGTAGTTATGTTTGCCGGGGATATTTCAATAGCCCGTGCAGTACCTTCTCTATCAACATAGAGAATATAGCCATACTCTTTTAATATTTGCTCTATAATTCTATAACTTTCACCACGCTTTATATACAGATTATTTATTGTGCTTGTTATTGTTGGTAAAGAATAGTTTATGCCAAGTTCTGTAAGCAAATTCTCTACAATATATGACACACTCTTTGATACATATTGTTTATCTTCTTTTATTTTACGATCAAGCTTTATTAGATACCCTACAGCCTCAAGTCCATACAAATCTTGTCTTTGCGCTGTTTTTCGTATTGTAAAGTTTTTTCGCAGTAAACCTTGAAATAGTATAGTACTTCCATCTTTTATTCTTATATCAGCGTCTGTATTTTCAAGTCCAAGCAAATAATTTTTAATTATAATACTAGGTATTATATTCACACGGCATGATGATGTTGCACTAGCTAGGCTATTATGCAACGCTTCGTTTACGATAATCGGCTGTTGTGCTTCAACACTTCTCCATGCGCTACCAAGATATAATTCTACTGTTATACTCATTAGTACCCTAACGCCTCCGCCGCTCGTATTTCATCCCGCAACATTAATGCGATTGCTCTTGCGTCTCCGTTCACAAAACTTTGCGTAAAGTTTATATAAATATTTACTTCCTTGTTTCCCGAATAAGATGCAGCAGCGCCTCCATATGTACTTGTTTGTCCTGTTGTTCCAGTTTCACCTGTTGAATATGCAATCGGCTGAATAAACCCTTCAGAAAGGCTGGCTGGTGCTGACATATAGCCAACATGTACCCCTGCCCATCCAAGAGCAGCGTTTATAGCAGATGCTATACCATTCCAAATGTACGCAACCATAGTTTTAATTGTATTAAGTACAAATATAATTGCATTTATAAATGGAACAATAGCCTTATTGTATAGCCATATAAACACATCAGCTACTGCTTTTATGATCGGAGCTAATATCTGTATTATAGGCACTAAAATAGCGCCTATTGTTTTTCCCAAAATCGTTAGAACGTAAGCAATAGGCTCTAATGCGCTATTTATAAGATTACCTATTATATCCATTACACCACTTACAATAGTACCTACATAGTTAAAAATAGCAGACACTATAGATAACTGTAATGTTGCTTCAACAAGGTTGTCTATAAACGGCTTAAATGTTTCGTTAAGAATTGATAACAAGCTCATATCTGGCAACAAACCATAATTACCAGACGTTATTTGAGTTTCTTCCAATTTATTTGCATGTTTTTTACTTTCAAGTGATTCAAGATATAATTGTGCTTCTTTTACAATTGCATCAATATATTCCCTTTCCATTTTTCGTATCGATGTTACTCCATCAATCAATTGCTCACTCATTGCCGCCTGTTGTTGTCTCAATTTAATAAAAGCTTCTGAGACTCCTCTTGCAGCTTCTTTTACTTCTTTTAATTCCTGAGTAGGCTGCGCTTGTTGTTGCGCTTGTTGCTGTTGTTGCTGTTGTACATAAATAGCGCCTTGTTGTGTCATATATTGCGATCTCGCTTGTTGTGCAAGCCTGTTTATTGTTGCGTTTATTTCTGCTACACGTTTTTTATATGCTTCTTCGTACTGTTTCATTAGCTCAACGTTTGTCCCTGCTTGAGATAGCATCAAATAATAGTCTCGCTCTGCTTTCTCTAGTTCCTTTTGTGCTTGTTTCAATGCAAGATCTACATTACTAACAGTTTTTTCTTGTTCTGCTTTTTCGTACTCTGCCTTTGCAGTTATAAGATCGTTTATCTTATTTACTACTTTATCGAGCCATTCTATAAGCCCGCCAAAAGTTAGCCCAGCTAGTGCACCCAAGCTATTCTTTAAGTCCTCTGATGCGTTTTTTAATCTTACAGCTCCACCTGTAGCACTATCGCCCATTGCTTTAGCTACGCCGCCTATAGTATCGTTTAGTTTTTTTAATATAACATCTTGCGCCTCTGCGCTTTTTCCTGCGTCAACAAGCGATTTTATCATTTTTGTTTCAGCTTCGTTAAACCTAATCCCTGCCCGCTCAAGTGCCCCTAGTGCCTGTGCTGGCTCTGCTAGCGCTTTACCAAGCGTTAACGCTGCATTCTTTAGGTCTGTACCTAAAAACGCAGCAAGATCTGCACTTGCTTCAAGTACATTACTAAGTGATTTTTTTGTAATCGCACCAGTTTCTAGTAATACAGCTTGCGCTTGTTGTATACTATTATCATCAAACAATGTAACGTCTTTTAATTTATCTGCTTCGTTTTTTAAGTCTTGTAATGTTAAGCCTAATTTGCCAAATGTATTTTGTTGTACAACAGCTAACCTTATACTATCCTGCTCTGCTTTATTTGTGCTTGCTACAAACTCAACAACCGCCGCTGTTGCGGAAACAACCGCCGCAGTTGCGGCAACAACCGCCGCTGTAACCGCTGCAAATCCAGCAGCTGCTTTTGTAGCTCCAGATAAAATGCTCGATGAAAGACCGTCAAACGAACCTTTTGCTTTTTCTACAGCAGATCCGTCAAACGTTCCTTTTATAATATAGTTTAGGTTAGCCATTTATATCCCTTATTTAATTATAGCCATTATGAGCGTATACGCAAGCCCTATTGCAGAAATAACAACAGGGACAACCCACCTTGCTACCGTGCCGCTTTTTTCTTTTCCTGCACCTTCGCCTATAATTACAGCTAATTTTTGTTCGCATTCGCCAATTCGTTTGCCTTGTTCTTTTCGAGACTCTTCAAGCACAATTGCGCTTGTTTCCATTTTTATTATTCGCTCGGCAAGCGCTGTCTGATCTTTTGATAGATTGTCAAACTTGTGCGAAAGTTCTTTTATATCGTCCACAATTTCGCGTTTTATGTTCTCAATTTGAGATTCAATTTTTTTTACTCTTGTGTCAAATATGTCTTTGATTTGTTTAATGTCTTCCGCACAAACTGCCATTTTGTTGTACTCCAAAAAAGGGGCGGGATAACCGCCCCGCAGGTATTACAGAGCTTGTATTGCCCTGATCCAATGCACTTTACAGGTTTTAGCGCTAGCCTCACCAGCACGAATACAAATCGAAGGAGTCAGTACCTCCGTAGTAATTCCGCTGGTAAACTTTGCTACAAGTACACCATCAAGCCAAGCGTTGAGCGTACTTACTCCATCCCAATAAAATTCATAAACCTGTGCCGCAGTCTTTGAGATAGTACCAACTGCCGCGGTGTTTACTTCCGTACCAGTCGTATAAGTTTTGAAGTTTATAACTTTAACATTGTCAAGTTTTGAAAAGAATATACCACCAGCCGAGACAGCGACAGCATGCGCCGAACTCGCAGCCATAAGCGTAGTGTCAGTCCCGCACATACCAACGAGTACGTCAATCTTGTCATCGTCGTCAACTTCAATCTTCGCCCCAAAGTAGAGCGGTTTACCAGCAGCAATACTAAACTTAGTCCCGTTTAGCTGTGCGTTAATTCCTGCAAAGTCTACGTTTTCAGTTGTGATAAGCCCAAAAATTCCGCGCAGTACACCTTTTTCAAAAGTACTTGTTTCGGTAGCCGTAGCCGTCCAGTCGTCAGCCGTAAACTCGCGCGTGACAAACTTTTCACATTCTCCAAAAGCGTCATACCACCTATGCGGATACCGTGAATCGTTCATAACTTTTATATTACCGGCATCAATAACATCCTGTAAACCAATGTAACCCATTATTTCCCCCTTTTGGACGCTTTGTCCATTTCTTCCGCTATTTTCTCAATCCATAATGATTGCAAATACCTAAGTATTTCCATTGTCTTCGCTGGTTGCTCCATTATCCCACCGCTAAACGGCAAATGTAATAAACTGCCTGTTTTCCTGTCTACCGCTGTGTAGAACAGCTTAAAAATCAATGACCACTTTTTCAAATAGCCTTCTATTTCACGGTCAGGCATTCCACCGTTAAATAAAATTAGCGCTACTTGTCGGACTTCCCAGCGATCCGATTCTGAAAAGGGATGTCTTGCATCCACTTTGTCAAAATATCCGCAAATAGTGATCCTGATGCCGACAATGCTTCCGCCACTTCCTGCGTTTTTGCATCGTCGTAATTATGCTCTATAATGCAAGCAGGAAATATTTTGCGTAACTTGTCAGCATCTTCTCGCGCTTCACCAGAAAAACCTTTTAGCTCTCCATCAGTAGGCTCGCGCAATACAATAAACCCTCCGTCCGGTAAATCAATTTTTGTTGTAAATATAAAGTTTTCTTTGTTAAGTTTCATAACTCCTCCTTAACTAATGTATTTTGTGCTTCTTGTATTATGCAATTCTACAGTAATAAGTTCATCTGTTCCTTTTTCAACAGCTTTAGCTTTAATTTGTGCTTTTATTGCATCAGCTCCGCCAACATTTGCATAATAGTCTGTAATCTGCACATTATTTAATGTAAATATAAGTTTATACGGTATATTCTTCACGGTGTCTGCTTCTTCCTCGCTTGTAAACGTCAATTCAAGTTTAGCAAGAGAGTCATCACTGTACGCTGTTTCAAAAGCTGTTACATCTGCATTATATAATGCCTCAAGCTCTACTTGAATATCGCGCGCCGCAGGATCTGGCTCGTAGTAATAATATCCTGATCCTGTAGTCTGGATATTCTTCACAAGATTATTATTGTAGTTAAGTTTTATTGACGTAATATCACCAACGGTGCCACTTTTATATGTAAGTGAACCCCACGCAAACCTAAAAGCCTTTAGAGCGGACGGAGTAAGCGTCGCTAGTGTTCCGCTTCCTGTTTCGCTTTTACCAAACAGCGATACATCAAGTTTTAAAAAATCTTCTGGCTGTGCTGAAAACGATACGGAATCAATTTTTACACCAGCGTAAACAAATATGTCTTTTATGCGGTCAATCTTAACAGTAAGAGACGGCAATCTAGCGCTGTCTGTTACTTTAAGTGCTGTATACGTATGTTTATACGCTGTCGTTGATGGAGCTATCAACGTTGGAGACTCTTCTACACCAAGCAAACAGCCAAGTATATAGCCTAGATCATCCGGTCTAGCCAAGAAGCTAAGGTTTCCCCCCGTGCTTTTCGCTAGCGTTGCGGATTTTGATGTTGATCTACCACCTGTAAGTACTCCCTCATCTTTTTTGTTAAGATTTTTCCGCAAACTTTCAGACACAAACTGTATTTCTTGCGTTGTCGTTGCAGCCGTACCGTATGTGCTCTCAACCCCAATTTGTAGTTTTGCACTATTACCTGTTATCATATTCACCCCTTTAGTTTCCTTGCACTTCTGCAAGTAATAATATATTAGCCTCAAAGCCTTTTGAGCCTTCAAACCCTTCTACTTCGTCAAAAAATTCTATATTTGCAATAAGCGATTTATCTACAGCACCGCCTAATGTATTATTTCCATAAATCATATTATGCAGCGCAGACGCATAATCGCGCAAATATTCCGACATTGTTGTACTGTTTTTGCCAAGCTGCTTTAGTAGTAAAAATATCTTCATCTCAAACTGCATTAGCTTCGAATCATTTGTTAATTCACTATATTGATACTGCATAGGTAGTAAAAATATGTTTACTTGTCCTGATGTATCACTGTCAGGAAATCCTTTGCTTACAATTATGTTGTATGCTAGAGCATTGTTTTTTTCTAAAGCATATGTTTTATAGTTATTCGAGAAAAAATTTTTAATGTTATCTTCAAACGCCTTATAGTCCATTTTGTTTTCTGTCAACCTCGTCAAATATTTTTTGCATCATAGCGTCAATTTCGGTTTTATGCCTACCTGTACTTATAGCATCAATCGCACGTTTTGCAAACCATACCGACTTTAATCCAGCTATGCTTTTTTTCTTTTTCCATTCTCCACCAATCATAAACGTTAAATATTTTTGCCTTCTCGGCGCTCTTTCCTTCGTTCCTTTTTCGTGCATTATTCCATAATACCCATATTTTGCAGTAAAAAGAACGTACGCATTGCCTCGCAAGCTCTTATATTTTATTGCTTTTTGTAGCTTTCCAGTTCTACGTTTCAATGCGCCTTTCAGATTTTGCTTTGTGTCTTTTTTCGCAAAAGCCGCTATCTTTCCAAGTATGCGTTTTTCAATACGCTTCAATGTCTGCTCATTGTATTTATCTGCATATTCCTTTATGCCAGTAAATTCTATTTTGTAGCTCATGGCTCCTCCACTTTTGTCGGCTCCACATATACAACAACCGATTTTGGCGACCCTGTTATTGTGTAACCCGTCGGGTCTGATATAGCAATACTAACACTCTCTCCATCTGCAACAGTAATATCACTAATTGATAGATTCCTGATTGTCCCGCTTCCGCTTAATGTCCCTTTTGTCGCGCCTGTTACTTTTATATTATCAATTGTTAACGTTGCCGGGTTTTCGTCAAACTCCAATATAATCCCGCTCGTGCTTGTAGTCGCTGGTATACCGCCAACCTGTAGCGCGTCAGTAAATGTGATATCAGTAGCTACAGCCCCGATAGTTTTGCCTATCTCATACCGCCACGGTGCACGATATGGATTTAGTGCTTGCAAATGCTTGTTATAATTTGTATAACTAATATACTGATGACCCATACCATCTGGTAATTGCACACCAGACACACCTATGCGCTTGTTAGTTTCCATATACATCAATGACGCAATTTTCAAAATAACTATTTTAACAATATCCGGTGTAGGCTGTAAGTTCCAATAGCCTGTGATTGCAATTTCAGCATTTTGGTAATCGCGATATAGGTTATCTTTGTCTTTTATGTACCACAGCCCATGTGTCAAATAATTGGTAACAGTATCGCCATTTATTTTTATTGTTGTGATTTCGCATGGCTTCGGGAGCATGATTGCAAATGAAGTTTTATTTACCCATGTATATGTTTCTTCCGTCGCTGCCTCTCCAAGAGTATAGCCAAGATGCTTCTCAACTAGGCTTTGTGCGGATTTAATCATTTCCGTTTTTAACGCTTGGATTTCTGCCGTGTCATTATAGTCGTTTAAGTAAGCGTTAAACTCTGATAACAAAACTTCCATTATTCCCCCAAAGGTGCGGGAGCCGAAGCCCCCGCCATATTTTTACGACGATGACTTTATATTATAGAAAACTTCGGATGATACTTTTTCTTTACCATCGGCAAACATATATGCCTGGAAGTAGGTATTAGCATCACCCTTTACATTGATCGTGTCGATTGACAACTCGGCAGCAATCGCAACAGCGTAGTTGTCAGGATCAAACGCAACTGCCCAAACTTCGTTAGCAGTATCACCATCTGCAAGATTAGAAGTTACGTACAACGGTACGTCATATACGCGCATTGTCTGGAAAATCGAAGCCATAATCGGTGACGTCGAATTAGTCGAAAGAATCGAACTAAACGATGTCGGGTTAATAAGGATCATCGGGTTAACAAGCTTTGACTGTGCTTTAATTGCAAGGTCAATAAGTGCTTTAAGGTCTACAGCTCCACTTGTTGCAACAGTTTTGTTAGTGGTAACGTCAAGACCAACAAATGAATTATTACCAGAGCCGGTTACAACTTCCTCATGAATCGTATTAAGCATAACTTTCTGGTATGCTCGGTCAATCTGCCGTCCAAGCTCAGTCATAGTCATCGCAGCCTTAGACACCTGCAACAAGGAAATATAACTTCTTGGCGTCAAGGATTTACCAGCATAAACAGCAGTACTATCGCCTGAAACAGAAGTAGAGCCTTCGGCGTAGTATCCGGCATTAGCAGGGATCGGCGAAAGTATGGGGATAGTCGTGGTAGCATTGGCAGCTATCATATAGTCAAGCTTAGAAAGCCAGCTTGCTTTTTCAATACCTGCCATTACGACATCACGAACATAAGCAGACGCACCACCACCGTTAACTGTTACGGCGCGCTTTTCGGTAATTCCGCGAATAAGCATTTCACGCACTTCGCAAACCTCATCCTTTGTTTCCCTTGTTTCAGGCTTTTTCTCGGCACGCAATTCCTCTTGCATTTTGATGGCGCGGCTTTCTTTTTTGATAACTTCAAGCTGTGCCTCAAGCTCATTAAAGCGCTTCTCTTCCGCTTCGTTTAGTCCTCGATTTTCTTTTTGTGCCACTGCAGTGATAGCAGTCATTTCGTTTAAGATTTGTTCCTTGTTCATAATCACATCTCCTTTAATAGTTTAATTTTTGCCGCATATAAAGAAAGGTTATTTTTTATTTCCTGTGTGGGTTCACCCGGCACAGTATCAATAATTGTTTTAACGTTTCTTTTTTTGCGATCTTCTATATCGCTTTGTAAGCTTTTTATAAGCTCCTCTACAATTTCTAGTTTCTCATCATCCATGTTTTCAATCATTTTTCTCATTTCTGCAAATGATTGCGTCTCTGCATATGCAGGAAATGGGACGCCAAACGATACTTCGTACAATCTAACCTCGAGCAAGACCCGTGTATTGTTTTCGTAGTCCATATCTTCCTTTATTGCGCTAAAACCGAACGACATCGTTGTAACATTTCCGCTTTGTATTTGTTTCCACGCATCTTGTGCGTACGTTGTATCATTCAATTCTACACGTGCATATAATCCTGTTGGTGTGTCGGTGAATGTAAGCGTTCCATTCGCAGTATTTCCAAGCACCATTCTATCGCTGTGACTCCACAACGCAAATATTTGTTTACTTTCCTGAAGTGATTTTGTGAATGCTCCCGGAGCGATTATTTCATAAAATCCCATGTCTTCACTGCGAGAATTGTACGGAATAAATCCTGATAAATATTTTTTCCCTTCCTCTTCCATCGCACGGATTTCAGTCTTGAATATATGCTGTTGTACTGCCCTACGTTTCATTTTCATTTCCCCTTATTATCAATATTTTCGCCGTCAAGCGCTGCTTGCTTTGTTTTAGCCCCTGCAGCCCATGCGTTTATAACGTCATCAGTTAGCACACCAAACCCAAGCATGATATGTGTGTTTCCTGTAACTTCACCCTGTGCTGGCGGCAATCCAAGTTCGCTTCTTGCTTCGTTAAGTGTTATTAACCCATTTTTGAAATTCTCGATTACAAGTTTATTTTTGGCTTCACTATCAGGCTTTAGGAGCTCCGAATAATCACACTGAAAGTACAACGTCTCCTGCTCTGTTTCATTAAGTAGTCCTGTTGTAAGATATTGCTCTATCCTATCGGTATACTGCGTTAGCGTATGCGAACGGAAAAACAAATTAAATTGTTCATAGCTATTATATTTATTTGACTCTTCTAAAAGCGAATAAGGCACTCCATAAATCTGACAAATAAGCCTGTCTAAATAAGATCTAGCTTTTATATGTTCGTCTGTAGCATTGCTTTTAATATCAAACGGTGTTACTTTTATATTATCAAATTCAATTACCGGCTTCCCGATATTTTCCTCCGTCATAGCGGCTGTGTACATATCTGCAAATGCTTTTATTTGCTCGTCTGTTAAATCTGTGTAATTACTTTCATTCAAAGACACTTTAAGTTTTGATAACACCATATTTTGATAATAGTTTTTTGTGTATAGATTAAGAATGTCGCTTGCTTGTATCGTGCTTTGTGCAAAATCTACTACTGCCTTCCCTTTTATACCGTCATAGCCGTAAGTTGAAGGTATATGAATAATGTCCTCTCGTGGTATTTCTATACCGTCGTAATAATATTTTTTTAAATACCCTTGCGTTTCTATTTTAACTTGCTTGTTATCTAGCAATATAAGCTGTGATACATGACCTTTATTACGTATTATTTTTATATAAGCGTTACCACCAAATATTTGCCTAACAAGCGCCGAATAAAACACGGATGGCGGCTCGTTGAAGTTTGGTCTTTTTGCAACAACGGTATAAGCATGGTGATCATATGCAATATATACATTTTTGCCAAAACGCCTATATAATACAAATGGCAATGTTGCAATTGTATTTGCTATAAGATTTTCGCAAAATATTACTGTCGGATTGTCTTTGTTTATCATGTCTGACAATTTCAACCCGCCAACATATAGAGACAAATCGCGCTTTTCGTGTTTCCTTTTGTTAAATATTCCCATACTTATATTATACCCAATTTAATTTTATTCTTAATAAATTAAGCGCGATAATGTAGATATATCACGCTTTTTTTGTTCTGTCTTTGCTATTATCAACCTCAACTGGCTGTATGCTAAAATGGAGCTGATAATGCAATCTATACGACGTTGTGAATCCTTTGATACCTTCTTCACCTTTATCATCTTATTGTTTTGATATACTACAGCGTTTGATATGCACCATCGCATAATTTCGCTATCATCAATTACATTCCCGTTTCGTATAAGCTCCTCAAAATCTTGCGTAGCAGGTGAAAATGTTTTCATATCTTGATTGACTGGTATTAGTTTTATTTCATTCCTCAGTTTTTCCTCATATTCTAATGCCATATTAGGGTCATACGCCATTAAGTTTATTTTATATTTTTTTATGTCTTCAAGTATATCACTTACAACCTGATCTTTGTCAATGTATTCACCTTCACATAGTTTGACAGTCCCAGACCGAACCCATTGCCCAAATAGTGAGGCCTCGGTTGCTTCCCTTGACGCGAGCGTGTCCTGCGGGATATACACATGGTGCTGTAAAAAAACTTTTTGTACTTCTTTAATCCAAAATGCTAACGTATACACGGTCAGGTCTCGGCGTTCCGAGAAGTCAGCCCCTATCGCGCACGGTCTACCCTCTAGCTTTATCTGTCCTAACGTCTCCTTATTCTTTCGTGCGATATCCCAAACCTTTAACGGTATCCATTCGTTATTTGTTCCAATCATCCATGTGTTAAGATTTTTTGTCCTAAACGATTTTTCTTTTAGCTTATTATTTTCAGCTTCTTGTTTTGCTTCTCGTAATTCTTGCATATTTATCCAACTTGCAGGATTAGCCTTTTCGTACAGTCGCACGTTTTTCCAGTCGTCTTCTTTATCCAATTCATACACTATAGCAAAATATCTATCGTCCTTTACTACTCCATCTAAAACTTTTTTACTATAGTCATATTCTGCAAGCCCAGGTGAATTAATATTCACCGTGTTTGCTGTTGTTATCATTACGAGCAAGCTATCTTCTCGTTTATGTAATGCTGTTTCCATAACGCCAAGCAACTCGTAATCTGGCATTGCAGCTACTTCGTCAGCAATTACGAATGACGGGTTAAATCCGTCAAATCCCTTAAACGATTTTGAAAGTGCTCTAAATACAGAGAACTTTTTTTCGTAAAATACGCTTTTGTCATAGCATCTAATTATCTCGGACAGCTCTTCATTTCGTGCAACAAAGTTTTTTACCCAATTCAAAGAAAGTGCTGCTTGCTGGTATGTAGTAGCGATAGAATATATTTGTGCTCCATTATCTTTTAATAATGCCGTAATCGACATTGCAGCAGCAAGTGGTGTTTTACCGTTTCCACGACCTAAGCTGATAAACGCCTTTTTGAACCTTCTCCTACCGTCTTTTCTGCGCTTCCAGCCAAAAAGCATTGCAATAATAAAAGCTTGCCAGTTATCAAGTTTTAACTTTTGCCCAGCGTATTTACCTTCATAAATCTCAAGGCTCTCGATAAAGTCAATAACCTTGTCAGCTTCTTTTGCTACAAACTCATATTCACTATTTCGTATAGCTATTTCGTCAACGTGCCTTTTTACTGCCTTGTAAGTAGCGTCACAAACAAGCACCCGGCGATCTATAACATCTTGTATATATTGCTCATACTTTGTTAGCTTCGGCGGTCTACCTACTGGTTTTTTCTTTTCTGGCAATATCGGCTTTGCTTTAGGTGGACGCCCTCGTTTTTTCTTTTCAGTCGTCATCATCTATCATCCTCGTAACCGCTGTTTTCTTTTTATCACCATGAGCAACCGCAAGCGCAGCCTTAAACCTATCTTCCGGTGTTACAAAATACTTACTTAACAACTGATAAAGTGTTTTTCTTAACCTGTCCATTTTATCTATTAGCAAAATACGCTCTGTCAATTCTTCGCTTGCATTGTATTCAGCCTTTAATTGTAGTAGCAGATCAAAAGTTTCTGCAGCTTGCATAAAGATTATGCGGTCAGTCTTTGCGAGAATATGGATTGAGTTAAGGGCTTCGTATAATTGTGCGAATTCTTTTTGTGTGTCTGGTAAAAAGTCTTTTGATAGGTCTAGTGGGAATGCTCCATCACCTGAAATGTCGGATACAAGCTTCCCCGCTTGCTCTTCCTGCTTCTTAACATTCTTATTTGTCCCTGTAATATTCCGCACTTGTGCCGGAGGTTTTCTAGGTGCCATGATATATAGTGTATACTATTTTATCCAGTTGTCAAGTAGTAGTTTATTCCAAATTCGGGGATTTTATAAAAACGACAGGCTGGCTTTGGGTTTACTCGAAAGGTCATTTTTTTTATTCAATACCCCGGCTTATTCTAAAAATGCCCGCTTTGCTTATACCTTCACAATATTACGTTTTATACTTTACATTATTTTTAATATGTTTTATAATATGAAGCATATCAAGGAGGAATATATGAGAGTTGTTAATCTAACCCCCCATGCCATTAATGTAAGGCCAGACGGATCGTCTGCGAATTTAG